ATTGCCGTGCCTTTTGATCTGACGAAACCGGCCCAAGAGGAAAACGCGCCCGGCGAGTTCACGCTGAAGCTGGAGAATGCCGGGCCTATCCTATCAGAGTATTTGCAAAAGGCCGTGCAACAGCGTGACCCTGTGCGCATGATTTTCCGCGAATACCTCAAACACATCCCTGAGTATCCGCAGCTTGTGTACACGGACTTTTCCATTGCGCGTGCATCCGTCAAGTCCGGCAGCGTTGAGGGCACGGCATCCATGATTGACTGGCTGCTCAGACCATACGGCAGGGTGTATTTGCCGGGCGACCTTCCCGGATTGGTGAGGGGGCGGTAGCCATGAACTGGCATGAGCAATACCTAGGCAAGCCGTGGCGACACGCTCCAGACCCGCCGTACAGCTTTAATTGCGGCGAACTGCTCCGCTACGTCTACCGTACGCACTTCGGCTACAATGCGCCGATACTGCTTGCCGATACCAGCCTGCTGCGCACATGCATTGACGATGTGCAGAATATCCAGCGCTATTATCCGGGCATGGTTGCCGTTGATGCGCCGGAGGACTTCGATTTGGCCGTTCTCTCGCGCGCTGAGGCGCGTTATGCCGACCATGTGGGTTTGTATGCCTCCGGCAGCATCTTGCACTGTAGGCCGCGCGTGGGCGTGTTCCTGGACGATGCGTTCACGCTTGCCGGATTCGGCTGGCATCACATCAAATATTACCGTCCAATAGGATTGACGCCATGCATACCGTAGAGCTTGTGCGCGGCGTCGACTACCGCGTGACACATACCGTTTCGGAACTCATGTCCATTCGCCACTGGATGAATATCCATGTTGGCCCTGAGTTCCCTGCTCCCATGATTTGCCTGTATCAGGGCATGCCGTTACTGCGCGACCAGTGGGAATCCACGCTTATCTGCGCTGACGTGGCGTTTATCCCTGTTCCGCTTGGCGGCGGAGGGGGCGGCGGGAAGAACGTCATGGGCATGATTGGCATGGTGCTTGTGATGGCGCTTGCCGCTGTAGCGACGTGGGGTGTGGCTGATTTAATTGCGGGCGGCGGGACTATGTCGCTTATGGGTGTTACAGGCTTGACGGGTCTGCAATACGGCATTGCAAGCGCCGCAGGGCTTGCCGTGATGATGGCAGACTCAATGCTCGTCAACGCCTTATTCCCTTCCCAGACGAACATGCCGAAAATCGACATGGACGCTCGGGAAGCGGCAGCAGCAAGCCCAACATACTCGCTTGGCCCTACGCAGAACCAGGCGCGGCTGTATCAGGTTATCCCGGAAGGGTTCGGAACCATGATGAGTACGCCCGACCTCGCCGCGCAGCCCTATATGGAGTTTATCGGCAACGAACAGTATGTGCATCAGCTTTTGTGCATCGGCGTTGGCGAGTATCAGTTGCAGCGCATTGAGATTGTTGACACGACCATATGGGAAAACGGCTATTCAACCGGTTCATTCCCTGAGATTGAGATTGAAATCGTCAATCCCGGCGAACGCATCACGCTCTTCCCGGATAACGTCGAAACGGCGGAGGAAGTTGCCGGGCAGACGCTCAACCAGGGCGTTATCGGGCCTTTCACGGCGAACAGCGCCGGGACGCAGACAACAGCCATAGCCATAGACATCGTGTTCCCGCGTGGGCTTGGTTTCATGAACGACAAGGGCGGCATTGATTCGCGCGGACTCACAGTGCGTTTTGATTATCAGGAAATAAACGACCAGAATCAGCCCATAGGGCCGATGTATGAGCTTGCCTCAAGGAAATACGAGAACGCCACATTAACGCCACAGCGTTACACGTTTATCATCAATGTTCCGCAGGGCAGATACCGTGTGCAAGGCTACTGCGTCAGTTTCGGCTATTCGACCAGCCGCCAGGTTTGGCATGATGAATGGGTGCCGCAACCAGGAACGGAGGACGGCGGATACTATAACTCTTGGAGTGAATGGATCGCCGACTGGACTGAACTTGGCTGCGCCTTTGAAGATAACCGCACGATGAGCGAGGTGCAGTGGGTCGGTATGAAAGCGTATCTGCCGTCCAAGCTTGTGTACCCTGACCTGACACTCATCGCTGTGCGCGCAAGGGCAACCAACGCGCTTTCACAGCAATCGGCGCGGCAGTTCCAAGTCCTCTGGCAACGCAAACTCCCGAAATGGAACCCGTCAACGGGCTGGTCAGCCCCACAGCCGACGAACTCCTGGGCCTGGGCGATGGCGTGGATGGCAAAAGCACCGTGGGGCGGCAGGCGCACGGACAGGCAGATTGACTTGCAGGCGCTCTACAGGCTCGACCAGGAATTGACGGCGCGGGGCGATGAGTTTTGCCAAGTCATAGACAGCAAATACAGCGTCTGGGGGCTGTTCACGGAAGCCTGCCGTTGTGTACGCGTACTGCCGCGCAATATCATGTCCACCATCTCCTGGATGCGCGACGACGCTAACAGACCCGTGCGCGGAGTCTTTACACCATACAATATCGTGCGGGATTCGTTTTCCGTTGACTATGCCTTTTTCTCGGACGATTCGCCTGATGACATCATTTTTGAATATTTGGAAAGGGACGGCTGGATTGAACGCGACGTGCGGGCAGCGTTGCCGGATTCCTTGTCAATGGAACCGGCAAGGAAGCGTGTGCTTGGTATTACCTCAAGAGCGCAAGGCTACCGAGAAGCCTGCTTTGAAATCGCCTGCAATGCCTATCGTCGCACTTTCCCGAAGTGGTCAACGGAGATGGAAGGTTTCTTGCTGTTCCGTGGCGACATGGTGCTGCTCACACATCCGCTTGGAGGCGAAAGCCAGTGGGCAAGCGTCAAATCCTGGGATGCGGCGGCACATCGGATTGAAGTCGATACGCAGCTTGAAATGGAAGCGGGGCAAAGCCACTACGCTGTTCTGCGCAAACCTAACGGTCAGCCGTACGGCCCGGTGCAGGTCATAAGCGTTGTCGATAAAATCTTGACCTTTGATGCCGGAAGCCTTGCAACGGCTGAGGACAAAGAGCATGCAAGCGGCAATCCACAAATCTGGGAATGGCTGTCTGACGGCATAGACAGCGTGGCAACGCACGTCATTTTCGGGCATGAAGATCCGGGCGTCCGGGCAATCATCCTTTCCGTCAAGCCGCGCCAGAACGGCATGTGTGACATTGAAGCGGTGATTGAGGATGAGCGTGTACACTTTGCCGACCTTGGGCCAGTGCCGCCGTGGACGCCGGGCGGCGAGACATCGCCGATAACGCCGCGTCCGGACATCCAGAATCTCATTATCTCCTTTGACTTTGACAGCGCCATGCTTGCGCTTTCGTGGTCGCCATCGCCGGGTGCAACGCGTTATCATGTGCAGTCACGCAACTTCATTGACAGCGAAACATTCACAGGCTGGACGGAGTGGAATGACGTTGGGCAGTTCGTGCCCGCCAACGCCTCTTTCATCGTTCCGAGGGCGCTTGTTGAGGTCAGGATTCGCGGGCTTACGGCAGAGCTTGCCGGGCCGTGGCTGACAAGGCAAATCAACTGCGCATTCCCCATGCCTGTGGCTCCCGAAATGAGCCTGGAAGCGCCGTATGTCGGCGGTAATCTCTCGCTGGGATGGGATGAGATAAGTACGCAGGAGATCGTTGTCATTCTGTCCTCCGGCGGATCCGAGCGGATGCGCAAGAGTGTGCCCGGCACCTCAAACAACGTGCTGATACTCCCCTCTGAAATGCAGCCGCACGGCGGCCCGTGGCGCATGTTGAACATCTCCGCGCTGGCGATCAACGGCCTGTGGGAAGTGCCTATGGCGTCATTCGACATCGCGGATCCGCCTCCGAGCAAGGTGCAGAACGTGCAGGTTTCCGTGTCCGCAGGCGTGGCCACCGTGTCCTGGGATGCCGTATCGGATGCGGATCTGACAGGCTACGGCGTTGGGCACGTCAAGCCTGATGGAGGCATCACCCGGCACCTGACTGTTGGGCTTGAAACGTCCATACAGATCCCCGTTGTGTCCGGCTCAAATTCCTTTGTCGTGGCAGCAAGAGATGCTTTGTTTGATGTCATAGGCGACGAGAATGCTCTGAACTTCAGCGATACAGTGACGGTTGAGGTATAGTCATGGCTGAAAAGATAATATGGCCGGACTTTTTGGACATACCGCTGCGGGATGATTACAACTATTCCCCAACGGACAGGCGCGCGAAAGCCGACATGGAGATAGGCAGCCGCTACCGGGTGATGTTCGATACTGATGAAACAACACTGAATTGCCATTTCGCATTGAAACTTTCGCAGCTTGCGTTCTTTGAAGCATTTGAAAAGCATATATTGCGTCAAGGCTCAAAGTGGTTTGACATGCCAATCTCAACGGCTGGCGTCATTCAAAATCATTCTGTGCGCTTCAAGGAACGTCCGCGCATGAGCGATTTTCGCGGAGGGTACGCATTTGTTGCAATGACCCTGGACGTTGCAGAACGGAAAACGGCATCACTTGATGAAGTCTTGATTGCAATGGAAATCGGGTTAGACACGAAGTATCTTGACAGGATAGACCGCATTGTGAATGTTGAATATCAGAACATCATGCCGTACCCGCCATTGCCAATAGTTTGTAAGAACGGAAACAGATTTGAATATACGCGACTGCCATGCAGGCAGGCATGGTAAGGGGGAGAAAACATGGCACTCTCAGACCTGAAAGACGCCGTAACTCGCTTTGGCGAAAACGAGGGCCGCGTTGACACCTTCGTGAATGACCCGGAAGAGGTCGGCTATTACGAGACGCG